TGCCGTAAAGATGTTTTTTGTGGCAGCAAACTCTTTTGGTCGAACAGGAGACATTGCTTTACAAATTCTGAACACCTACTACCCCAATGTCAATAGTGGGAGTATGGGCTCTGGCGGGCGCAGAATGCAGTACACCTCTAATGAGGACCTTGCATCAATCTATAGACAGGTAACTCAAGGCAAACTTGGCCGAGCCCCCAAAGATGAAGATGTCCAACGCTTTGTGGAGGCGTACCACGCCATAGAGCGCCAGGCTCAGAGTGGTGGCACGCAAAACCCAATGGCTGCGGAAACATTGGCAGGAACCCAAGTCGAAGAGCGGTACGGCGCAGAAGAGGCAGCCGTAGGATTTACCAACCTTGGCGAAGTAATGAAGACCTTAATTAGGGGGCAATAACCATGATTCTTGGCTGGGAGCAGATCGTTCGTAATCAACTTGGCTCATATGCCTGGTTGCTAGACGACATAGACCGGGACAAGTTTCCCGACACTTTTAAGGTTCTCCAAGATGCGGTTGAGCAGCGCTGGTATGAAAGCAACACGGGCCTTCAGCGTTTTGCTGCCGCAATGCAGGCTACGTCATTCTTTGAACAAATTCAAAACAACAAAGTGGTTCAGCAGATCGAGGATGCCATTGGTGTGGCGGGCCTGCGAGAAGACCGCTTTGGCGCACTCATTGGCAAGATAGTCAATTATGGATTGACGGGGGAAGAACTCAAAAGAGAGGCATACGCTGAAGCGTTTAGGCGCAACAATAACGGGAACTACGTTAACCCAGCGATTGCCGAAAGGATTCGCAACACAACGACCTACAAACAGTACGAGGCCGTTGGTCGTGCCTATTTCTCCAAGGTGCCAGATAGGCAGATTGAAAAAGTTTTAAGCGGCCAGATGACAATCGAAGACCTGAACAGTTCTCAACGCGAAATTGCCAAAGGCAAGTATCAACACCTTTCTTCCATGCTCGATAAGGGTCTTACGATGGAAGAGATCACAGCGTCTTATCGCTCACAGGCAGCCGCGATGCTGGAGGTAGACGAGGCCACAATTGACATGGGAAGTGCCAAGTTTGAGTCGGCGTATTCCTATGGAGAGGCAGGCGCGCCTCAGCGCCTCATGACTGCCGGAGAGTGGGAGCGCATGATTCGCAGCGATAATCGCTATGGCTGGAACAAAACAGAAAACGCAAAGAAGGAAGCACGCCAACTTGGTCAGTCATTGGCCGCAGCGTTTGGTAGGTTGATGTAATGGCTGAGCCACTATTGGATGCGGAAACTGCTGATGACATTCTTTTGTCATGGTTGCAGTACTACAACCTCACTGATGCCGCGCTCCAGGCCGTCATCCAGGATGCTTGGAAACAAAAGAGGATTGAGGACCCAAGTAATCTTGAATCTATTGGCTTCGCCATTAAGGACACCGAGGCTTACAAACAGCGCTTTGCCGGGAACGAGCAGTTGCGCAAGCAGGGCAAGCCAACATACAGCCTGACTCAATACTTGCAATTGGAACGAGATTACAAAACGGCCATGCAGGGTTCTGGTTTACCGGCTGGTTTTTATGATGGACCAGATGATTTTGCCAACTTTATAGGCAACGACATTGCCCCCGCAGAAGTCCTGCGCAGAGTTCGAGATGGCTTTCAGGCGGTTGACCAAGCCAACCCTGAAGTGGTAAACGAAATGAAGCGACTTTATGGCGTTAGCAAGGGTGACCTCGCCGCATACTTTCTTGACCCAAGCATTACCGAAGAACTTCTACTTCGTCGTGCGCGTGCTGCACAGATTGGCTCTGAGGCAACGCGCCAGGCTGGCATGAGCCTTCTCGCGGATACTGCGGAAATGCTTGCTAGGGAGAACATTGACCAGGCTCGTGCAGCACAAGGATTCGCAACCATTGCTGAAGCGCAACAGTTGTTTACTCCAATGTCGGCCGCAGAGGAAATCGTTTCCCAAGAAGAACAGATTGGTGCAATTTTTGGCACGAATGCTGCCGCGGCACAGCGTCTCCGTCAGCGCGCTTCACAACGCGCAGCGGAAGGTCAAGCCGGTGGTGGCTTCGCAGCAGAAGGTGCAACTGTCACCGGACTCTCAAACGCTTGACAGAATAACTATGCACGGGTAAGAATAAACCCGATTCCGTAACGGAAGGAACTCTTGTCGAATCCCCCGCAGACAAGACGTAGTAGGGGTGTACATATCAAACCAAATGCAGCCGAGCCGGAACCTCCAACCGGATCGTGGGCAAAGGAGTGTGAAGCCATATGAGCGAGTCAGAAGACTACTTCGAAGATGAGCAGCCGAATGAGGGAAAGAATCCTCTAAGGAAGCACATCAAACAGTTGGAACAGGAAGTCGCAGAACTCCGTAAGGAGCGAGCGGAAGCCGCAGCAGCCAAGCGTGAACTTGCTTTTGCAAAATCAGGAATTCCTTTGGAAAGCCCAATTGCAAAGTATTTCATCAAAGGTTACGACGGCGATCTTGAACCAGATGCAATTCGACAGGCCGCGCTCGAAGCAGGTTTGATGCAGGCACCCCCCGATAGGTCCTCACAGGAAGCAGCAGCATGGAAGCGTACCGAACAGGTCGCAGCCGGAAGTAATGTTTCCGAACCGCCGGTGGATTTTATTACCCGCATCAATAACGCTAGAAGCCAAGCCGAGGTAGAACAGATTCTCTTAGAGGCATCACAAGCAGAAAATTTTTAACCCTCTAATTCGAAAGAAGAAATCATGGCAGGCGAAACCACCACCTCCTCACTATCCGTAGACCAGACAGCGTTTGACCGCATTGCGTACTTTGCACTGCGTTCCGAACTCCTGTTCGATCAGGCTGCGGATGTTCAACCGACCGCACAGTCAATGCCTGGCTCTGCAGTCACCTTCACCATCTTTGCTGACCTTGCGGCTGCAACCAGCACACTCAACGAAGTAACCGACGTTACCCCTGTTGCTCTCAGCGACAGCCAAGTAACCGTTACTCTTGCTGAGTATGGTAACGCAGTTGTGACCACAGCCAAGTTGCGTGGCACCTCGTTCCTCAACGTTGACACCTCCGCTGCAAACATCGTTGGTTACAACGCTGGCGATTCAATCGACCAGGTTGTCCGCGAAGTTCTTGCCGGTGGCTCGAACGTTGTATACGGAAGCGGTGGCTCAACCACCCCTTCAGCCCGCACCTCGGTTCAGCCAGAAGACGTCATCTCTGCAGATGATGTTCGCAAGGTTGTTGCTCAGTTGCGTGGAGCAAATGTTGCCACCTTCAATGGTGCATACATGGGCTACATCCACCCAGACGTTTCCTACGACTTCCGTGGCGCAAACGGTGCAGCAAACTGGCGTGACCCACACACCTATGTCGACACAGCCAATCTCTACAACGGAGAAATTGGTCAGTTCGAGTCGGTGCGTTTCATCGAAACCCCCCGCGCAAAGGTGTTCACCAACGCATCGGACGGCTCCGGTTCAACCGGAACGGTCGACGTGTACTGCACGCACATCATGGGTCGTCAGGCTCTTGCTAAGGCGTACAGCGTCACCGATGGAAATGGCCCAGCGCCGAAGATCGTTCGCGGCAACGTGACCGACCTCCTCATGCGTCTGCAGCCAATGGGTTGGTACTGGCTCGGTGGATACGGTCGCTTCCGTGAGGCAAGCCTCCGCCGCATCGAATCAGCATCGAGCATCGGCACAAACTCGTAATCATCGAGTTGAGCATGGCCCCCTGCTTCGGCGGGGGGCCTTTGCTATTCTTGGGCCATGCCGTTTTTTGAACCACCCACAGATGATTTTGTTGTATACGGTTCTACCCAAGACGAAGTTGCAGAGGTGTTGTTTTCTAAGATTCCGGCAGGCCCGCGGGGTCGCAACATCTATAAGTTGAAAACTGGTGTGTATACAGATAATCAACCACCATCTTTGAGCGATGTTGAGATTACCTACTATGGGGGCCACATAATTCCTATTACGGATGCAGAAGCAGCAGACCTGACAGAGGCAGGATACGGAGATTACATTTCATGATTAAACACCAAGAGACACACCCCAACCTTGATGTTGAAGGATGTTTTGGTTGTAGGGTGGCACACGTTAGGACCGGGCCTAACCCAACCACTTCAGGTGGTAAACGTGCCGCGGAAATTAACGCAACAGAATCACGCTGGCAGAAAGACATGCCAGCATACAAACGTCTCCGTGCTGACGGTCTGCAACCAAAACGTATTGACGGGTGCGCCAACATTGAGAAGAAAGCCAAGGAGCCATGGCAAGTGGAGACGGGTCTAGTCTAAAGACCATCTGGATACAGGGGCCCAACGAGGGCCACTATGGGTACGGCAATATGAACTTGTCGTTACAGCGTCATTTACCCAAAACGGTAGCGCTACACCCACACTCCACCATTTCAGTTACCTGCTTACAACCAGACATGGTGAAGGGGTGGTACGCAGGGCAGAAGCGGGTCCTGTTTACTATGTGGGAAACAAGTGAACTACCACCACAGTTCTATGAGTACTTACCGCAGTACGACCAGATTGTTGTACCGTGCAACCATAATAAAGAGTTGTTTGGTCGTTACCATAAGAATGTCGTTGTCTGTCCGCTGGGTGTTGACATGTCTATTTGGAAGCCTTGTGCCGTACCGCAAAATGACAAGTATCGGTTTGTGGCTGGCGGGTCATCTTGGCAACGAAAAGGCTTGGACTTGGTTGTTGCCGCGTTCAATAAGTTAGGTTTGCCTAACGCGGAACTTGTTTTAAAAACGACACCTGAGATACGGGGTGAGCAACCAGAACTTAGGAATCCCAGTATCCGTGTTGTGGACACTTGGCTTTCGGTAGCACAGGAGTATGACCTGTATGCTACCGCGGATTGTTTTGTGGCTGCGTCTCGCGGGGAAGGCTTTGGCCTAATGCCCTTGCAGACAATAGCCATGGGTATCCCCACAATCATGACAGATATGACTGGGCACAAAGAGTTTGCCCACCTAGCCAGCACACTTGTTTCGGCACCACCCAAGCCTGCGGTTCATAAGACGAAGTGGAATGTTGGCAATTGGTATGAAGCCGACATTGATGACCTATGTGCGGCGATGCTCGACCAATATCAAAACAAAGAGTCATACAGAACAACTGCTATTTCTAGGGCTTCAGAAGTTTCTGCATTTTCCTGGAATAAAGCAACCCAAAAACTTGTTAAACTCTGTGGCTCCGGAGGGATACTAACCGAACTGGATTGGGTTCCGGCGGATCAGGCTTTGGTCGAGATTACGGTTAATCGCAAGGTGGAGGCCGACATAGGCCGACACCGCATCCGTTTAGCCAAAGGTGAAACAGCCATGGTAGCAATACCCGTCCGTGATACTCTTCGAGATGCTGGTTATTTAGGGGTTTGACATGGCTTATACAAAACCACAGTTGCGTGAAAGCATTAAGAACAGAATCTTGGCTGGCTCCAAAGGTGGACGGCCAGGGCAATGGTCTGCCCGCAAAGCACAGATGCTTGCACTTCAATACAAGAAGGCTGGCGGTGGGTACTCTGGCTCAAGAACCGGCAAGCAGAAATCTCTCTCTAAATGGACTAAAGAGGATTGGGGCACTAAGTCAGGCAAGCCAAGCACCCAAGGTCCAAAAGCAACCGGCGAGCGCTACCTGCCCAAGAAGGCAAGAGAGGCATTGTCGGCCAAAGAGTATGCCGCAACCTCTAAGGCAAAACGGGAGGGCACTCGTCAGGGCAAGCAGTTTGTGGCGCAACCCAAAAGCATTGCTAAGAAAACCGCGAGGTATAGATGAACAAGAAAGACCCACGTTTGGCTAGGGCTGGTGTGTCGGGCTATAACAAGCCCAAGCGCACCCCAAGCCATCCCACCAAGTCTCACGTTGTTGTGGCCAAAGAGGGCAGCCAGATTAAGACGATCCGGTTTGGTCAGCAGGGGGTCACCGGGGACCGCCAGCCAACCGCCCGCCAACGCTCCTTTAAGGCTCGCCACGCAAAAAACATTGCTAAAGGGAAAATGAGCGCTGCGTACTGGGCCGATAAGGTAAAGTGGTGACACGTTTAAGACAGGGGTTATTATGCCAATGGTAGGTAAAAAAGAGTTTCCATACACCAAGGCTGGTATGAAGGCTGCTGCTGCGGAGAAGAAAAAGATGATGGCCAAGAAGATGGCTGCCAAGAAGAAGGTGAAGTGATGTCTTCTAAAGGCGAAATGTACGGTAGTAAAAAAGCCAAGATGAAACATGAGAAGATGGAAGGCGCTAAAGAGCGCATGATGGAGTATGGAAAGAAGGCAGCCAAGAAGAAGGTTGCCGCTAAGAGAAAGAAGATGAAGTAATGGCAAGAGGTATGTCAAACAAAGATGGTATGTCGGGTGGACTCCCACTCGGTGCCGTCCGTGGTCGCCGTTCCAGTGGCCCGATCTCAGCAGCCGCAGCAATTAAAATAGCGCAGTCTGCTGCTGAGTTAGCAAAGATGGGTTTCAAGGTTGTACCCATCCCTGGGAAAAAGAAAAAGTAGTCGTGGCACGGCAACGAGCAGGAGTTGAAGGCAACACGGGCACACCAAAGCGTGACCGCACCAAGCCAGCACCAACACCAGTACAGAAACCTAACCCAGGTAGTTTTCTTCAACCAGTTAAAAAACTGAAGCCGAAGCCAAAGCCAAGCCCAGGTGGTTTTAACCAAGCGCTACCAAAACCAAAGCCAAAGCCTGTTAAGCCTGAGCCGAAGACAAAGCCGCGGATGCCGAAGCCGAAGCCGAAGCCAAAGCCAAAGCCACCAACCAAACTTCCTATAACGAGGTAATTATCATGGCACCGATTAAGAAACAGCCAATGCCGAAGAAGCCGAAGCCTAGTTCACCTGGGCGAATGTTCCCTGGTGGACCAAGCGGTCCAGTTAAGAAAAAGCCCGTTGCCCCAGGTGAAAAGCGGTACACAATCATGCCTGTGAAGCCGAGGAAAAAGAAGTAAGAAAAGCAATGAGGGCAAAAGAATCAAAGACAGCAAAACGTAAGCGTACTAAAATTACGGAACCCGATCCTTACGGCACAAAAACAACCGTTAGAAACGCCAACGGCGACATCATTCGAATCACATACAAACCAAGGTGACCAAAATGCCAGCAGCAAAAAAGCCAGCGCCAAGAAAAATGGCAGCACAAAAAGTTACAACACAAATGCGCCAACCAGTAACGGGCGGTGCTTCGCAATGGAAGAAGGACCTAGAGAAGCGCCTTCGCTCCACCTACCCTGGTCGCCGCAAGGACATTGTTCAATACAAGCGCGCCGACTGGGTGCGTAGCCAACTTGATGTTGTATCTGAAAGTGATTACTGGAACAAGCCAGGCGTAATCCCGTTTTCACGCAAAATCCTTAATGACGTTTACACTCAGGTGAGCAAGCGAGCAGATGAGGCACGCTGGGAGCCGGGAAAGAA